ATCCAGTTGTAGATGGTAATTTTAAAGTAATATCAGAGCTAGGATTAGCTGCTGGACTATTTAAAATTGTACCGTTACCTGATGTATGTTTTAATTTAATACTTGCCATTATGCCGCTGCTACCTCTATAACTGTTATGTGGCTTGATGGTCGCTCATGCCCTGCGTGATCTGAATTATCTTTAGTTCTGTTTACATAAAATGTTCCACTTTCATTCATGCCCATAACATAAATAACATAGGTTATTGCTGTGCCTGCTGATTGGTTAGGAGAATCTAAATAATTTGAAAAAGAATTTGATGACGTTGTTGAAGCATTATTACTGCCATGATAACCTTGATTTTTTATTTGACTTATTGCTTTGCTATTTCCGCTAGCAGTTCCAACATTAATAGCAGTAGCAGTTCCTCCTATACTTCTCACCAAAAATATCCCAACTTCATAATCATCTCTAGTTGTTTCTCCGCTTAAACTTCCTGATATTAAAAATTTAGAATTAGCTTGTAAAGATGTAATTGTTACTGTAGCAGGGGTCGCAACTCCAGCAGCGGCAGTTGTAAATGCAAAAGAGCTTGTAGCTGCAACATTTGTAGCTTCAATTTGAAGAATTGGCCCATTTTTTCCGCTTGTCGCACCTAAATCCGCAATCTGAACTACCCCATCAGGTAATCCACCTACTGCCAAACCTCCGATTGTATTGTTGCTGCCGTCAAATGTTAATGCCATTATGGAATCGTTACAACTGAAGGACTATTTATTGTTAGTGTAGCACCAGAAGCAATAGTGAGAGGGCCAGCAACTAAAGCATTATGATTTGTTGATATTGTATATGAGCTATTCATTTCATTTTCAGATTCAAAGAAAATTTGTTCACCACCTCCACCAGTACCACCGCCACCTCCACCAGCATCTGCATATTCAAGCTGTCCAACTGCGGTTGCACCACTGCCAGAAATACTTTTAACTTTTAAAACTTTATCAGCAGCAATTTGATTGTCGGGCAGAATTAAAGTATATGATTGACCAGCACTATGAGCAGGGGATTTAATTTTTACACCATGACTGTTTTGATTACAGTTAAGTTGCAAAGTTCCATCATTAGTATTTCCTTTAATTTCAAATAATCCTGTGCCGTTTGGTGTTACTTTTATATTTCCGTTTGTTGTAGATGTATTCAACTCATTAGCTTGAACATCAAGGTTTCCACCTAACTGCGGTGATGTGTCATCAACTACATTTGATATGCCACTTGCCCCACTTAATGAACCCCAAGCACCATTGTTGTAACCTTCAAACTGGTTTGTTTGGCTATTATGGCGTATCATCCCCACTGCTGGGCTACCATCTCTCTGAGCAGTTGTTCCAGAAGGTAAAGTTATTGAAGATGTAATATTAAAAGTTGCTCTTGCTGTAAAAGTATTTGCTGAAGATAAAGAAGCATGACCGAAGTTTGCAAGACTTACATCACCTAAACTAACAAAGGCATTATTAGCAGCGTTTCTAATTTTTAAGGTATTACCATCAATGTGTTGAGTATAAGCTGCAACACCGATTGTCGGATCACCAGAGCCTTGATTGGTAGTGCTGAGTGCAGCAATTATTTGATTGAGCTTTGTTCTTACAACAAGACCAGTTCCGTTATCAACTGTGAAACCAGAACCGCCTGTATTATCGACTCTTGACATTTAAAAAAGAGTAATTGTTTTTAGTATATCCGTTTTATCCACCTTTTCCAAACCCTACAGCAGTATAATTAAAATTTCTATTTACTGAAGCACCAGAACTATTTTTAAATTGTACTTTAAATGACGAAGCGGTGATGTCTGATAAGTTGAAAAAGTCACCAGCTTGTAAGTCATTTGCTGTGATACCAATAGATGGTAACTGACTATTTGCGCCTAAAAGAGAACTTGTGCCAACAAAGAAAGGATCATTAAAGGATACAGTAGTTAGGCCGTTTGATGTTTCAGTTCCTGATTCAGTTCTTCTTTGTAAACTTGCTGTATATCCCAATTCTGTAACTTGTATTGTTTGGGCTGAATCATTTGAAGTCAAAGTAGCTCTAAATTTAAATCCTCTACCTTTGTATGTACCATTTGCAAAAGTTTGAAAACCAGCATATGTAGCAGAGCCAGAGCTGGGGTCATCTTGTGTGACATTTACTTCTAAAATTGCATTTACATCTACGCTATCTGTACCATCAAAATCTTGCAAACTATCAATTAAACCTCTGTTATCAAGTAAATCATTTGGAAATATAGCTTGAGACTTCATATGTCTTTTTAGGTCTAAAGCAAATACATCTCCTAAATCTAAAAATGTACCACCAGCCGAGCCGCCAAATTCATAGGTACCAGAGGAGGCAACACCACCTATAAAATCAATACTAGGTTCTGCGTCAAAATCAGTTAAAGAATCGACTAAACCTGTGCCAGATAAAGTTAAAGAATTTGATGCACTGTCAAAAGCCGTAGTTGTTTTTGTTCCTTGAAATTTTGGATTATCATTATCTTCTCTTCTAGTTTGTGCAATTAAAGCTGGCAGTGGGTCAGGTGGGTCAATAATTACAGATGTTTCACCAGTGCTAAATCTTCCGCCATCATCTTGGGATCTTAAAATTACCTCACCAGCTAAAATGGGAATTTCAACAGAACTTGTATTACCAGCAACCGCAGTTACAAGGTCAGTCGCATTTGAAAAAGTACCATTCCCTGTGGTGTCTGGTGTATGCCTGATGAAAATTTTTCCGCCTGCGATAACGTCACTTTCTGTTGGTGGGTTCCATCTTAGCCTTGCAAGTTTATCTGTCAAAGGTTCATAGGTAAGACCTGTAATGTTTGCTGGTGGGGCAGTTTTACCTACAGCTTCAAATGTTGTTTCTGCTGCTGTTCTTGAGGGTTGACCGAGAGCATTAAAACTAAATACCCTAAATTCATAAGTACCAACATCAGTATTAAATATTTCAACATTACTAGATGGACTTTCTATCGTTTTAAAATCACCATTATTAGCTCTGTACTGAACCTGATATTTTGATACACCAGCTTGTGGTTTCCAATCAAGAATAATTTTTGGAACAGCAGTACCGTTAATAATTACAATTTTTTCAGACGGAACTAATCCCTCTGGTGGATCTTTTACTTCAGTAAGCGTTGTTATATTTCTTGTAGGT